ACACAAAGTCCTGGGTAAAAAATATTATTTTTTATCAATATATATATTACTTCTGTCCATCGAAGCATGAACTTTTACACATCATCTGTTGGAGTGCGACAATACGACCACTCTTTGTTGGTCTTGAATGATCTCACCAATATTCATATCACTTGTGAAGATGTCCACTGCTCTGCAAAGCTCCTCTGCTACATATATGATGTCTACAAGTCTAGGTACCCATCTATAGATGAGCACTCTTTCTTGCGCATGCTAAAAGGTCCAGATGATGCTGAGATACTTAGCACCTTTCTGAGAACAATCATTTGGATACTGTCTCATGACAGAGATTTCCCAGATGAGTTCAGAATTCCAGCTACAGCACTTGTTTCAGTTTATATAAAATATTACTCTGATTTGAAACCAAGAGCCCCTACCACTAATTGTTGGACATGCAGAATGTCCAAAAACAATCTACCCTTCCAAGTCCCTTCAATAAAGGGATTTCCTGCTGAAGCGGAGCTATATATAGTTCCAATCTCTGATCATGATGGAAAGACAATAGAGTTTTCAGGAATGAAAACACTGTATAAGTCTCCAAGCAAGAAGAAACACAATTATGTCATTTCATCAGATATGCCTCCACTCAGTGCTAGATACACTGTCTGGGATGGCAAATAGAGTAGTGTTTGTAGAAACCCCTTGCTAAGAATGTACGGATGATGTAACTAAGTTACATTCCAAGAGCCAAAAAGTGTGCTAGGCACACCATCCGAATAGCAATCGGATGAAGGCCTTAACCTAATTTTTTGTTTTTTGTTTTTTTGTTTTTTTATTTGTTTTTTTGGTTTTTCATTTTTTTTGGTTTTTTTGATATATTAGAAGTTATTAAACACACTGAAAGCTCAATTTATTATACATGCTATATATACTTATCAATAATAGTGAACTAAAAGGCACAAGCACTAAAATATGATAGAAGCAAAACCAAAGCATAATAAATATCATAAACTATAACAATATAATATTGTCTAACCATAATAATAATAGCATACAAACACTCAATACCAATATTATTGTGCTCTCATTCATACTTGTTTTTGATTTTCCATTTTCTCATTTTTTTGTTTTTTTGTATATTCTAATTTTTATGTGTTTGATTTTTTTGCTTTTTTTGTTTTTTGTTTAAAATAAATAATACAATAATTTAACACAAACAACACACATAAATAGTATATCATACCACAACGTGAGCATTTCCCATGCTCAGTGCCAAACCATCTTATCCAACGCATTCTTCCACTTTATGATGAAATCATCATAGCATTAGGAACTCACTCCTCTTCAAAGAACTCAATGATCAATGCTTTCATCTCGTCCTGAGTCTTTGAGCTGTTGTCCACAATGGTTTTCATCAAGCTGCACTGTTCTGCCAAGAATTGCTTGACCTGAGTACCATAGGAGCAAACAACATTCTTTCCGAATGATGCGAGCAAGGCCAAGAATGACTCCTTGAATTTCTCATTGACACAGTATGGCTCACATACTTTGGTCCTCCCAGACTTCTTCTTCGCTTCATTGAGGTTCTTGGATTGACAGGTGATGACTAGCAGACCAGTGGTATACTTTATTATATCTATATCTTTGAGCAATCCTCTCTCCTTCTTTTTCGCCTCCGGCATTGTTTTCTTAGTAACTAAGAAAGCATGAATCACATGAATGCTGAAGAGAATGTGAGCAACACTCTTGGTTGTGCAATATGGCGCAGATGAGCTGTCAAGTGTGATATACTGAGGAACAAAGTCCCACAGCAGGGAGTCAGTTCCAGACATGCTAAGATCAGATGAATCAATAGCCATTTTCAAACCAGTGAACTGTTTTGTTACCTCAAAGGATACATTTGGAAAGAGTTGAGCTACCCTTCCCAGTGTAATAGCATTTGCGTTGCTACCCACAGATGAAACTAATCCATAGCGAGCAACTAATGCCGCTGCTTCCTCACTGCCAGCAGTTGCTTTGGTTTTTTTAGTGACATCCTTGACAAAGCCAGTCCCTCGGACATATCTCATCACAATCATCTTAACAACATCTTGAGCAAGAGTTGCTCCACCTTTGTCTTTGAGAATACCAATCAAAGTAGCCGCATCATAGCCTGCATACCCTATCTGATCATGAAAAGTGGTCACAGACGCCTTGTTATCAGTGAGATACTTCAAAGCATCTTTGGAGATATCATTGATAGCTTTCTGGAGATCATTAAGATTTGCAGGCTTATTAGTGGCCATTGTATTCAAGGGTATTGGTGCAATGGTTATGATTTAGACCTTTCTTTAGTTGATCAATACGAAATCGATTAAACGATTACCCAGACTTTGTGT